GCTATGAAACAGTTGACGATGGTCTCATAGTCCATGACCCAATGTTGTTTCATAAAATGACTGTTTGAGCTTTTATGATGTTGAAATATGTAGGCTTAAATAGAAGACACAATCTCAATGTCTACTTTGGAGAGGTACTTTTCAAAGTCGAAAGTGTCAGAGTTGTTAGCATGAAGCTTAACAAACTGTCGTATTTCCTCTTTTTCATTAATGAAGTACTCCCATGGAGTAGCTACCTGCATACGTTGCTGGCGGCTTACCTGACGGTAACCATCCTTGCTTTTTACCTGGGTTACAGAAGGCTCTCCGTTTTCGTCAAGTCTTTCCACCATAGTAAATGTGTCACGTGTGGACCTTCCCAGTACAGCAAGTGCTTCCAGCTTTGGCATATAGATAGCTTCGTTGAAAGGACATTCATTGCTGATAGGCATAAGTCCGAAAGTTTTTTCACCACCTGTACCAGTGGTGTACAAAGTCATAAGTTTTTCCATGTTCGACAATTTTAGGTCTACAAATATCTAATTTGTAGACGAGTTCTCCAACTTTTATTTCAGTCTACAAGTTTCTTTTTCCAGATCAGGAGGTTGTACTAACTCTGTGTCCTCATGGAACAAAAGCGGGTCAACCTGCAGAAGTTCTGCATACTGATTGTAATACTGGTCCGGATGCAGATAGCAATGCGCGTACGTCTGCTTATCTGAGTCATAATTGTAGAACTTCAGAATCTCTCCCTTCACATATTTGCTCAAATAAGAATACTCACCGTCCAGAAAGACGTCCCAGTTAGTTTGCATTGAAGACAAGTCGAATACGTACAACAATCCTGGTTTTACTACGTGCATATCCATTAGATAACTGTTGCACAGGATATGTAGTTTCTCAAGTTGTTGAAGTTCAGGGTCTTCTGATTTGTCATACAAACATATAAGCTTGGCGTCCGGAGGTTTAATCTTTCGCCAGCTGATGTAAGTATTGACAGGACTTAACGTAGGGGGTATTTTGAGCAGCGGATACATGAAGAACGTAGATTTCTGAAAGTATTGGCTGTCGATTCTCTTCAGCTCTCTTGTTTCTGTCATGCGCACATGGTTTATAAGACAACACCACCAGTTACAAATTCATAGGGTAGTGTATAGTCTTTGTTAGAATAATGATACTCGGCTTGTGTAAATACATTCTGTAATTCTTTAGTCCATTCTTTCATGGTCTCTTGCGATACCAAGAAGGGATAGTACTGTCGGTTTTTATCAATGACAAGGAAACGGAACTCAACACTGTAACCTTGTTTTACCAGGTCAGCGTAAGTATTTAGTACTAGTAGGTTGTACATTGCAGCCTGAACAGAATACCGGTAGGTCTTTACAGACTCCGGAAAATCCTTTAGTGTCTTGGAGCTGGTCTTAATGTCTGTGATACGGATTACTCCTGCACCTGCATCAATGATTACAGAGTCCAGCATACCCTTGATGCCAAAAGAAAACTTCTTTAGGTCAATCTGCAACATACGTTCATTGTGTACTTCTTCTGTTTTCCACCAGTCATCCTTATGGTTGAGCTTTAGGAGATCAGTAATAACCGGGTCTGCTTTTATTTTGTCAACAATAGCTTTACACTTTTCCATAGTCGGTGCATCGACAATCGTCTTTTCACCTTTGCGTTTTAGAAAGTTCCAATAGGTTACCACATCCGGGTTGCCCATGACTTTCTCCTGACGCTGTGCATCAGTCTTAAGAGACTGGTACAGATTTATATCCCTGAGTATATCCAGTATTGCATCACCAAACTCTGAGAGTTGTGTACGGCTGTCACCCATGCGTTGTAATTCCATGTGGTGTTCAAATACTCTTTCTACTACGGTAATAAGATTATCACTGGGAAGTTTACCTTCCATGACAATAAACATATTATCGACCTTGTCAGGTTCCAGCAGCAAAGCGTGGATGATTTTACCTTCTGTCAGATAAGATGCACTAAGTTCTTCTTTGTCTCCCTGTATGTACTCTTTGTAAAAGATCTCTGGAGAGTCCAGTAGCTTGGACAAAGAGCTGTAGGAGAAGTAGAACTTCTTTTCATAAAAACTGTCCAGCTCAGAGCTGGCGGAAAACGTTGTTAATTCCATATTTGTTAGTCTTTTGGTAGTTCTTCAATATCATCAAACCATACGCGCAAACTGCCCAGGTCCTGTTCGCAGAGTTCTGCGTCAAGTGCCTGTATAATTACACCCTGCCCATCATCAGTCTGTTTGATTTCTATGTCGAGTTTTCCTACACGAACCCAGACTGTTCCGGTGTCAGAGTTAAGGAGGATTATTTGATCTTCTTTTCTGTCATTCCACTCAGTTACTTGAAAGGGTAGATATGTCATTGTCTTGGTTTAATGATGGATAATGTGTCTTCAAGTTCCTTAGGTTGTGTCAGCGCCATGTTAATTGCGTTGGCGATTGCAGGCACAACATTTTCAGGGTCTTCGATCCATTCGTCCTTGTGCCAGGAAACCACTTCTGTCATATTCCTACCATGGGTTTTATAGATCGCTATGTGTTCTTGCGTAACTTCTACGTACATGATTGATGATTTATTCAGGCTCCATCCAAAAAGACCCGTGACGAATACCTTCTGCAATAATGTCTTCAGAAAGTTGTTGCTCAGTGTATGTGTCTTTAGTATCTGACACATGGTTCTTTATAGAGAAACACTGTTTTTTCGGAAAATATTTAATAGTCCTGCGGGAGAACACACTGAAGTTCAGTTGCAGCCTGAATATTCGTGGCTTACTGGTTGTTAACTCCTTGATGTCCTCAATACTTGTAATTTTTGTAAATCCTTCGTGGACGATCCGCTCTTTACTGGTTTGCTTGCTCATGATAATATTCTAGTATGTTGATAACTTCCTCTACAAGTTCCTCTTCTGACATACCAGCAAGCTGAACTAGACTTGCTCTGTCTTCTAGTTCATCACCTGCATATTCTATAATAGCATTGACTAGCTTAAGACGTGCACTGTTTTTCTTACTCATTTGTAAAACAATTTTCCATGTCACGGGAATAGAATCTTCCCAATATGTTACCGTTATAGGAGTCTTTCTTGAGGACCTGGTGAACGATCTGCCATTGCAACTCAGCATAGCTGAGGTACTTTTTGTTGCAGCAGAACTCCAGGATCTCACGTTCAAAGATGTCCTTGCCGTACTGTTGGATATCTGCCAGTAGTTCTTTTGAACTTCCGTAGTAGTCCATCCAGTCTGACTCTTTAATGACCTGCTCAAAAGTCTTGCGGGTCTTTGTTGCTTTCTTTACACGCTGCGATATCTTTTTCTTGCGTGTGAAGAACAACACCTTTTTACCGATGTAGAATTTGCCGGTCTTTGTGTTGGTAATCCTGTACACAAATCCTGTAGCACCTTCGGGTAGTTGTTCAATAGAAGTCACAGGGGATTGTTGGTAATACCAGTAATTCATGGATTCAGTTTTTTGGTGATCATAATCAGCAGTGCGTTTTTTACCTTGTCTACACCGTGTTCTCTGACAGCGTCAGCAATGTCTTTTTCCATCGGGATGTACAAGAAGTCTATTCCATAAGTGTCCTTGTATTTTTTCATCGCTTCGATGCCTGCCTTGTCATTGTCGAACAGGGTAAATACACGTTGGTATTTACGCAGATATTCATACATCTCTGCTTCCTTGATCAGCGTGTTTTCTGAGTCTGGTACTACGACATCCACATTCTTGCAAAGTAGTCGTATTACCATACCGTCTTTTAATGATGAGCATACAACCAGGTATTTTTTACCCATCAGTTGCTCAGATCCCTGTCGGTAGTCTTTGACCTTGATGAACTTGTACTGCTTGTTCTTGGGCTGGTAGATCTTGTATAGGGTTCCGTCTTTCTGAAAGTACCCGTACATGAATTGCCCATGGATTTCAAGACTCTGGGGTTCTACTTCACCTTCTTTACTCATCTTGTAGTACTCCAACGGTTTAATGTTGTAGTGCTCAAGCATCTTGGATGGAAGCGCGTAGGAACTCCAGTACTCCTGGTCTGCAGTAGTCCACTGTCTAAGAGTATGCTCAGTGACCTTGTACTTGCTTTTGACTTTGAAGTCTGTGATCTTGTGTTCTACACCGTTGTTTAGCAACACATAGTCATTGTATGTCTTGATGACACGTGTGCTGGTTTGGCTAAATGTTTCGTTGTGTAATTCTTGTACCAGACGCATAGCGTCCCCTGACTTACCGGTAGAAAAGTCTTTGAATAAATACTTTGACTTTTCCTTAGAGTAGAATATACACATGCTGGGTGTGCGTTCACCGGGGTTAAACAAGGATTGGATCTTAACGTCCTGTCCACTTAGTTTTTCATCCAGCTTGCAATAGTACTCGAATATCCAGTTTTCAGGGATTTCCTGCCAGGTCTGTACTAAAAACTTGGTAGAGATCATAACGTAAAAAAGTAAGGGGTAGCTGTTACACTACCCCTTTTATTATAAGCTGTACTTAGAGTTCAAACTCTGTAGGTGCCCAACCTGATGTGGCTGGTGCAGGTGCTGATTCAGCAGCAGGAGCTGATCCCCAGCTCACTACAGATTCTGCAGTAGCGCTACGGTCTTCGGCGCCAGTAGTATCTTCCACAAAAGTATTGTAGTCAAACACTGCTACCCTTGAAGGTGTAGTACCTGCGGGCTCGAAACCTGTATAGTCACGTGAATACTTGGGGAAGTTGAGGACATAGTCCTTCATGCCTTCTTTGTTGATGTATGCGCTACCGCCTACACACATGTACAAGTATTTGCCGTTATTCAAAACTTTAGAAGCGTCTTCGATGAACTTAGCAAAGTTCTTTTCGTCACCTTCAATAGCATTGAGTTCTGCACGAACGCCAAGGGCGTCTGCCAGGCGAGCAATATCAGCAACCATGTCGAAGATTTTATTCTTCTTACGACCTGTCTTAGTAACACCGTCAGTATAGGCATACTGCGAAAATCTTACACGACCAACCTGACCTTTAGCACGACCGAGTGCTTGGTTATTAGGGTCATACCAGAAGCCTTCGAAGTCACCCCCGATAGGTTCAGTTTCTACGTGAAGTACGAGGTACTCGTTGTCCGGGTTGGATTTCTGCGGCTGCAAAGACAGCTTAAGGATTTTAGCTGTCACATTACCTGGGCGGATGGTCTTAGTTGTTTTACCGCTTCCTTCTGTCCTGATGTCTTTTGTGTTAAATGCCATGGTCTTGTTAATTTTCGTAGTTAATAATTGCCTTCTTGACGATCTCCAGATCGTTAGGTATTTCGAATTGGTCAAACATTCCTCTAGGACTCTTACAAGTATTCTCACCATTGTTCTGTGTTTCGAACACATAACGCAGGTTAGCGTCCTTGTCTTTTTTCACCTTGCCGAATAGTACGATAGAGAAAAGACCTTCTAAGGTCAGCTTGTCATCTACCAGTTTACCAATCGTCTTGGCTTTAACCTTACGACGTCCTTCGAGATCTGTAGATTCTTCTGCATGAGTAAGGTAAAAGACCATTAGGTCTTCACGCATAAGAATAGGGAGCTTGGCGATGTGTGCCAGCGCAGCACCCATTTGGGTGAACTTCTCAAAGCCTTTCTCTGTAGCACGATTGAAGTACTCGAAAGCACTCATGTACTGGAAGTCGTCAATGACGATGACCTTGATGTCCTTACGCTCATTGTTAATCACCTTGAGTACACCTTCGATGTCCTGTGGTTTGTGGACGATCGCCATGTTACCCTTCTTGGTGTTGAAGTCAAAGAGCGGATACTTCTTTTTCCAACCTTTGAACGGCAACGGCTTATTAGCAACGTTGATGATAAAGGTATCTGCTGGATTGAGCGTTTCGATTGAGGTACTTTTACCGCAACCTGATTCTGCGATGACTAGGATAGACTGTGCCATTTTATCTGTCTGTTTTTGATTTAATGATAATGTCGTTCAACCATTTCTTTCCTGAGTCAGGTACTTTAAGGTGAATGCAAGCCCAGTCGCGAGCGGTAAGTTCGTTGTAATGACAGTCAGCCAATTCCGCTACCGGGGTGCTGGATACAACAAACGTGGACATCTGAGGTACTGCTTGTGGAGTTCTGCCGGCAAGCGGGTGTTCCTTGGGATTACCAGAAACTAATTCTAGCTCAGCAAAGTTGACCAGGTAACGCTCAGAGCTTTTTGGTTTTGTAGGATCTGGCATTACCATCTCGTACTCAGTCTTGAAGAAAGGGTTGAAACGTAATCTGTATAAGACGGGTTCTGTATAGATAGGATTGTAGTCGCCATCTGTCAGTTCGAGGTAGATATCATCTCCGGCAGAAAGTTCTGAAGGAAAGAAACCTACTACACATTCTGACTTACCCTTACGAGCGTAAGGAAGTTTGAGTGCAAAGTACGGTGAGTAGATACCCAGTCTTTTAAAGGTATCCTCGTGTCTTTTTTTCAAAGTTGTAATGGCGGTAGTCCTGTCCATTTTTTTCTCAGTTGATGTATACATGGTTTAAAAATTATCTGGTGGTTGGCGGTTCATCCCGCTCGTGAATCATCATGTGACCATAGTCTTCTCTGAAAAACAGCAGCAGGGGTGCGTTACCGTTACGGTTTTTAAGCACGTGCATGCACAGAAGGTCTTTGTCCACGATGTATTTGTTTGGACCATAAACAGGCAGGTTGTATTTACTGGGTCTGTTGATACCAATTACTACGTCAGCGTGCTGTAGTAAAGCATCACCTCCGTAGATATCTGAATCGAACAGGTAGTTTCCATACGTACCTGGTTTTTGACGTTCAATGCTCTCGACCTCTCGGTTCAACTGGGTAAGTACTAGGAACATCACCTTACGGCGCTTGAGGTCGGTCATCATTTTAGCGAGGTTGTGTAGAGTGTCGAATGTGTCTTTCTCGGTAGCACCTTTTTGTACTAAAACTGAGTGGTCAATAGTTACAACGATGGGTTTGTTGTGCATCTTCAGAGCTTCTTCGATAACCAGTTTCATATCTGACACGGTACCTGCTTTCTCTACTATATAAATAGGTTTGTCCTTGTTTTGGTGGACGTACTTGCGAACTGCCAACATCTCCTGTTCCTCTAAAGGATCGTAGACGGAGGTCAGTTGTTTGATGGTTTTTCCAGTTGTTGCTGCAAACTCCCTAAGTGCTGTGTTTCTTGCCAGCATCTCAAATTGGAAGTCCAGCACAATAAAACCTTGGTCAGGGTTAAGGCGGTGTGCCTCACGTGTGATTAGATTAGTGAACAATGTTTTACCACTGCCCGGTCTACCTCCAACCACTACGATGCTGTGCCATTCCAAACCATTCATTGTCGCCTGGTTGACTTTGTCCCAGGGCGTCTTGATGCTTGGAAGTTCACCCGCCCTGCGTTTAAGCATATAGTCTATAGCAGACTGATATGCTTCAGAGACGTGCATGATTTTAAAATCAGACATAGACTTAAGGGGATTACTTTTGTAGACGTGAGCTGATAAAGGTATATAATTCACCAGATATAAACAACAAAACCTCTACAAAAAAATATTTGACAAGTGAGAGTTCTACAATGAATCGGTCAATAATGATCCATGTGAGTAAAGACAGGAGAATAGCAATAACAAGTTTGTGAAACCAGAGGGGCAGGTTCATTTGTAGAAGTCACCAAATTTGGACAACATCTGCACCTCCTCTGGTAGCAGGGTATCGCATTGCTCTACCTGATCTGGCAGGTCTCCCCAGAAGGTGGTTACTTCATCGTCAGTCATGTGACGACATTCAATGGGAAACTCCTCTTGCATGTTCTGCGTAAAGTTGTTGAATACTAAATTGCCGGGCTGTTGCAGTGCCTCGTTCAAAACATCCCGTAGACGGGTCAGTCCTTCGGTACTACCCATGATTAACACAGGGTCAAAATTGTACTTGGATCCGTAGATCTTAATTAGTGGGTAACTCATAGAAGACTTCTTGTACGCGTTTAATAACTCTTTCTAATTGGTCGTTGGTACTGTCCAGCAGTTTTTGGTATCTCTGGATCAATTCCTTTACATCTTGCAGGTTTTTGTTAGTAAGCTCTAGTTCTGTACGCTGGACTTCAATAAGCTGACTTTGTACAAGTAAAAGCTCATGTGCTTTTACGGGGTTGCTGATCATTTCATCGTATGTTATCATAAAACTGTATGGCTTTGATAGTTAGGGGTGGCTACGACTTCTATACCTTCGGTGACCATGTCACAGAAGTTAGCCAGTTGAGAGATAGTCTCTCCGTGTTCGGACTTAAAAATGAAGTAAGCCGAGGTCTTCATGTACTTGTAGTCTTCTGCTTTGTACTTTTCTATGTACATGCGGGTCGCTTCCAGGATTGTCTCCCAGCTGTAATCGTAGTTCTGCAGAAACCACATAAAACGTTTCTCCAGGTCTTTTACATTTACCCTGGCAGGATAGCCGCTGGGCAGGTTACCTTTGGGAAACATCTCACGGTACTCCGCTACGTGTTTTTTATCAGCTTCTGATAAACCTGTGATTTTCTTGACAGTTCGACCTTTTTGCAGCTGATAACGTTGGTTGTATTTGTCCAGGATCTTACGACCCTTGATGGTAAGTATTTCATCTTTAATGTAACCGTCGATTTCCAGCAGTCGTTTTTCTGTATTTAGGTTCACTTTGTCCATCGGATAGCCGTGTTCAATAGCCATCATTACGTACAGTCCGTTAGGGGACAATCCGTCCTTGACGATTTCATTAAAAATCTTCATCATAGTGCTTACTCATTTGATAAGTGATTGAATTATAGAGACTTGCAAAGTGTTCATCGGTTTCTAGCAAGTCGTCTGCCTTACGGGTCAGGTAGATAATTGTAGTATGATCCCGGTTTATATACCTACCGATATCACTAAGCGTAAAGTTTAGCCGGTAGGCGATAGAGCAAAACATGGTACGCAGGTCCACAATGTGACGTTTTCGGGACCTACAGCTCAATTGTACCTCTGGTTTAAGTTCAACGGGAATACACTGCAGGAAAATTTGCTCAACTCTGGGTAATGTCAGCATGTACTTGAGGTTGTCATTCTCAAATTTGACAAACTCCGGTACGTGGATGTTGACGTTGAGACCTGTCTTATCGTTAAAATCCCGGGTAAATTTGCTGATTAGACTCAGCGCTAGCTTTCTTTGGTAGTCATCAATTTTCATAACTAATAATTTGTAGAGGATTTAGGTATTAACGTAGAAATTTTGTATATTATAGTGTAGTGTTTCTTCATTACAAACTCTCCACATTTAGTCTACAAAAATATAAAAGTTCTACAAATGGTGTGCAAAAAATTCTACGCTCAAAAAGACGCCCATGGTTTTCCTGTGCCAGGAACTATGCAGGGCTACGATAGACTTCAGGACTGTAAATGCAACATGGTTGCAATACCTGAAGCTACTCCTACAGTGGGAGTTGGTCAGACGCAAAGTTTTCATCCTGGTAAACTCAGATTTTTTATACGTCTGGACTGCAACAACCAGATTATTCCTAACAGCTTGATTGCCAGCCAAAAACATCCGGGTGGTAATGTTATTGAGTTTAAGAAAGTTAACGGGACTGAAATAGTACCTGCTTCTGAATAATCTGATAAAATAGTTGTGAGCGATGAATCCGAACGTAGAAAGTAAAATCAAGTCGTGGTTGTTTCCCGGACTGGTAGCAGTACTGGCGACCATCATCTGGCAAGATGTGAAAGAGATCAAGAATGATGTCAAAGCACTTATCGCTCAGAGCAACCAGGATAAAATACGAATTGATAACCTGGAACGCCAGCTTTACGGCAAGCCGGTTAGCGAGCGCAAAGGAAAAAATGAACCTCCTGTACCTATACAGTTGTCTTTTACAGTATTTATGCCTGTCAAGCCAGAGGAGTTATACAAAGTAGTCAAACAGACTACTACAGCTTGAAATCTATTATATGAAAAACCTACCTACTTTGATCGCTCTTGCCTTATTGGCAATACTGGTTTACTTTCATTATGAGGGTTGTCACGACATCGTCCCGCCTAAACCTCAGATCATACATACTACAGATACCCTTTGGCAACACTATGATACTGTAGTTAAGAAACCGATGGTCATTAAGCAGGTAATACACGACACTGTTCTTGTAGAGTTTGACCCACATCCTAATTACGATAGTTTAAAAAACCAGTATATAAACCTGGTTAGTAAGTACACAGACAAGAATATTTACCAGGACTCTGTTGCTATAGGATCATACGGAAGTATCATTTTAGATGACACCGTACAATTCAATAAGATCAAATCGCGGAGATATCAGCTCAGTTACAGCATACCTATCATCAGAGATACCATACGCATCATAGACAAGCCGGTAAAACAACCCGCTTTGTACTTAGGTGGTGGTTACTCTACTAATTTATCCAACAATACATTACAGATGTCCGTATTGTACCAGGGTAAAAAAGATAATCTAAGCGGCGTTTACATTACGTTACTACCGCAAGGTAAAATTACCTATGGTATACAGAAATACTGGAAAATCACCCTTAAAAAATAAACCACATGAGTAAGATTATGTCTCTGATCGCCAAAGTACTGGGTCTTCCCAAGAAAGAGCAGCCTATCGTAGCACCCAAGCCCGTAGAACTTGAAGAGCTTATTGCTCCTGAAGTCGAAGCTGCGCCAGCCGAAGAAGAGTCCAAGCCTAAGAAGAAAAAAGTCGTCAAAAAGAATGCTAAGAAGTCTTCTCTATGAATATCAAACAAGTAAGTTTTCCTGTCAGTCAATACATGCAGGAAGAACATCCTAAGAAACAGATCTACTTACACCACACTGCAGGTAATGCAGATGGCGTGCAGGTATTTAAAAGCTGGGAGTCTAACGCTGAGCGTATTGCTACTTGTGTTACTATATCAGGACCTGGAAAAACATCTGTGGATGGACAAATCATCCAGGGATTTAGCTCCAAGCACTGGGGATTTCACCTGGGACTCAAAGAGTCTACCTTTCAGAAAGCCGGTGTTCCTTATCAGTCGTTAGATAGAATATCTATTGGTATAGAAATCTGCAACTGGGGACAGCTGACTCAAAAAAATGGTAAGTTTTACTCTTACGTAAATCGTCAGGTACCGTCCTCTGAAGTATGTGAACTGCAGACACCTTTCAAAGGGTTTAAGTTCTATCATAATTACACAGACGCTCAGATTGAATCTGTAAAAGAGCTGCTGTTGTTGTGGAATCAACGTTACAACATTCCACTTGATTATAACCCTGACATCTGGGATATTACTTCCAGAGCTTTGAAGGGAAACAGTGGGGTATTCACACACAATTCTGTCAGAAGAGACAAAGTGGATGTATACCCTCATCCCAAGTTGATTGAAATGCTCAAATCACTTTAAGTCTGACACTGCAATGGAAAACAACAAGGTGTCTTCTTTTCTGGCTGACAACTGGAGCATCATTGTTGGTGTACTTAGTGTATCCTTCATTGCTGGAGGCGTTGTATCTGAGTTCAGACTAATGAGAGCTGAGATAGAAGAGCTGAAGAAAGATACGTCACTTAAGATTGAACAGCTGCAAAACAAAGAGGACCGTAAAAAAGACTGGATTGAAGAGCAGGAACAACGTATTGATGACCTGGAAGAATGGAAAGCATTCATGGAAGGTCGTGAACCAAGTACAAAACAATAGCCATGTCAAAAGGTAAAGGTGGTGAAAGCCGGAAATTAACATTTGGTAAACGTCGTAAAGGCAAAGCCTCAAAGCGTCGTGGACCAAAACAAAAGCCCGTCTCTGAGTACAGAGGACAGGGTAAATAAAAACCATTATGAAGTATCGTATTGTTTTAGCAGTAAGAGCGTTAGTCATTTTCGCTGTTACTATTCAGCTGACCTATGTAGTATTAGACTTTACACACCAGGAAAAATTAATCAAGTCGTTTACAAAAGAATTGAAGACTGACTTAAGTTATATTTTCAGGTAACGTTTCTTTTTCAAGCTGTTCCACTAGGTTTTGTAAGTCCTCTGACCACCCGTTGTACACGATATAATCGATATCTTGAAGTATAACACAGTCGGAGGTGTATTCCATTTCTGTGTCCCAAACTCTGTACAAGTTAGCTTCCATTTTGTCCACAATACTTTTTAGTTGTTCAAGGACTTCTTTTTGTGTCATAGTTAATTTACTTTAAATAATAAAGCCGGTTATTACACCGGCTTTTTTTTGTCATTACTTCAGACGCCACACACGTCGAGCACCATCTAACTGCAACCGTGACGTTATAACAAAGCCGGGTTGAAACTTTGCAAACTGTCTTGCTGAGTATTGTAGTATGTTTGCTTTACGTGCGTTCTCGTCGTTTCTTGGTATCAAGAAGCTGTCTCCGATTTTCATCAGAGCAAAGGGGAACTTTATCTCCAGTGAACTATTACGTACACCAGTCATGATGATTCCTTCTTCTACCTTGTAGACGTAGGTTCTTTCTCTGAGTTGATCAGCATTCAAACCCATGTTTGTCTTGATCTTTGTAAGTTTCGCTGTA